GTCCACAGAACAAAGGCTCCAGTAATCCAGCTCTTTCCCACTCCACGGAAAGCTTGTATTTGAAGACGCTTAGGTCCATGCTGAAGATAGTCTGCGATTGCATATTGTGCACGTGTAGGGTTGGGTAGATCAAGCTCCGCCCACAGAGCCTGCAGAAAGAGCTTAAAATCACCTCTCAAGAGGTCTAGTGTGTCCATAAATTATTTAAACGCACCACTGCTAAAGGATAAAGCAGAACGTTCTTCTGCATCTAATTGGTTATCTGGATCTGTAGTCCATTTAAAAATAGCACGTCCAGCATCCATAACAAGACTACCCGTACCAGCAACCAAAGAGGCACCTTCGCCAACAGCTATCATAGGAACACCAGCAGGTGCGCCTACACCAGTAGAAGTTGCGGCGTAACCAGCAAGAGCGGTTCTATCTCCCCATCCAGCAACCTGGTCAAGCACCTTGTTGATTGGTAAAGTTGGGTCATCAGGGTTTTCAGCAATCTCTTGTTCACGTTCAGCAGCACTAGCTTCAACATTGGCAGCACCTATTAAAGTACCGGCTATAGGAACAGCGGCAGCTACACGCCTAACACCAGGAGTTCTAGCTACATCAACCAAAGTTTCCAAAATAGCCGATCCACCTTGCATTTTTAACCTAGTACTACGTCGAGCTGCAATCTGCTGTCTTTCAAGAGCACGCTCAGCTGCTAGACCTTCAACAAAATCAGGGAGGGGAACATCAGGTTTACCTTGAATTTCCCCTTTAAAAGGTTCAAATTTTACTTGAGTTTCTGGTCCTACAGCTTCGACACCTTGCGCTCTTAATTGACGACGACGGTCTGTCTGAGCTTGGGCTTGACCAGGATCCATACCAGCATCCATGTCCAAAGCAGCTGTAGTATCATAACTACCAATAACACCTAAACCTTCTGATTCTAAAACTGTTTCATAAACATCAGTAATCCAGTTTTGAGGAATACCTGCTTCACGCATAGCCGCATAATCAATACGAGGCGCTTCTTTGTGTGCTATGTTAATTTCAGCAATTTCAGGTCTCATGGTTAAACCTGTAGTAGGTCCACCACCAAGTTTAGGGTCAATATCTTCAGCTCCCCTAAAATGACCTTCATGATAAGCGCCTGTCCTACCGACTTCAGCACTCATGCGTTGTCTTTCCTGTGTAACTTGACGTTTACCTTTATTGGCTTGTTTAACATACCAATTAGCAAACTCTTCACCGTGTTTTTCTTCCAAGTATTCTATAAGAACCTGTGGAATTTTTCTAGCCGCTTTACTACCCATTAGGCAATATGCTCCATAATAATTTTTTCACGGAGCCTATTGACTCCAAATTTAGTCCTCATCCAGTCAAGGACGTGGGTACTTCCTTTTTCCTGATTACAACTGGTACAGGCGCATACAACATTTGTTGCGACATCCCTCCCACCACGAGAGCGAGGATGAACATGATCGATAGATAGGTCACTAAGGTCATAAGTTTTTCCGCAGTAAATGCAAGTATGGTCAAAATGTTCCTTAATAGAGCGCCTCCACAGGCGCTTGGCTTCTGGTGAGGTCATAGCTATTAAGTTAAAAAGATAGTCGTCAGGTGTAGGAAGTAAGGGAGTCATGCGCGTCCTTTGCGGGCTCGGTTTTTAGATGCTTTTTCAAGGAATGTTTTACCATTCTTTCTGTGTGATACATCTTTACCGTCGCCATTACCATAGGTTCCGCGTCTCCGATTTTCTTTATTTAGTGCAGATCGTTTTTTGATCTGTAGTTTAGATGAGTCGTACTTTTTTTGGTACGATTTGTAATTACCATTAGCGTATTTTGCACCGCTATGTTTAGACGTTCGAGCCATGCAACCTCCGTTGTACAAGCTCAGGGTCTACCTGAGGCATAACCGCTGCCAATTTAGACAGTGGATTACCATCCATGGCGACACCACTGATGTCATTTGTCTTGAGCCAGTCGCAAGCTGCTTTAAGATCAGCTGTAGAAGCCTCACCTGATTTAATACGGGCAAGGAACTCCTTAGTAACTAGATTATGCAGCTCGTTAAACTGGTCTTCTGTAGCTTTTTTCTTAGACATTGCGAAGCACGATTTGGTCTAGTTTTTGTTCAATACGTACCATGTGGTCTTCCATCCGGCTAAGTAGTTCAGCTAACTCAGCTTTCTTGACATAATCAGAAGCTACAGTAAGTTCAACACCATCTAGTCGGCGGTCAAGCGCACTAATACGTTCGTGAACACTATTGATTCGGTTGTGCAGTCTGTTGTTCAGTGCTGCTCCCCCCGCTATCAGTGCTACTGTCAGACTTACTAGAGCTTCCATTTAAAGATACGATAGGGATAATGTCATGGCACAGTACTTCTACCCTACTACCAGGACGAAAAGTGAAACCAGCTTTCATGATTTCTGTACATTTAAGTGCACGAATCATTTCATAATTTAGTCTCATCTTTTGTTCGTGGCGTCTAGCTACTTGTTTACATAGTTCTGTCATGCTACCGTCAAGCGGTATCATAAAACTCATCTGCATACCATAGTTGTTTGAACGGACGTATCCGTCATCATCAGGTATTGTATCGTTACCCATATAAAATGGACTAAACGTCATAGTAGCTCCGTTACAAGAACTATTAGCACCAAACATTTGACGTGATGGTGCTCCGTTGTTCTGGAATTGCACTGCCTGGTTGGTAACATTACCAGTTGCAGCTGCTACAGGGTTAGAAGTATTTTGTACCTTAGGATCTTCTGCATACGCAGGTGTTACTGCGAGAAGATAGAGAGCGAGGTAGTGGTAGAAGTTTGGTCGATTGTTTCTGTAATGTCGATTGTCTCTACAACTCCTGCGTCTCGTGTTGT